TTACTGAAGCAATACCGTCTACACTCATTTTGCTTTTATCTAATTTTTCAATAAAGTTACCAAGGTTTGTTGCTATTTTTGCAAACGGGTCTGATAATTTAGTTAATACTTTTTCCATCGCATCAAGGAATTTAGAGAAAGTGCCAGTTCCATCGGCGGCTGTTGCAAATTTTGTGTATAACTCAAACGAGGCTAAAATTACTTTGCTGAAAGCATCAAGTAATCTTTTACCTACGGCAACTTGTAATTTGTTAGTTACATCTGACATTTCTTTAAGGGCTTTAGAAGGACTTTGGATTGCTAAGGCATAAGCGCCTGTGACCTTTGTGCCTTCTTTTAAGATAAAGTTAAGAACTGCTTGGCGTCTTTCAGCCATATTCAACTCACTAGCGCTTTTGCCTATTGTTCGTCCGTAAATAGCAAAAGCCTCAGTAGCGCCAGTTGTAATACCAATTTGACGCAACATTCTTGTCTGACCAGTTGTGATAGCAAAGATTAAAGTCTGTAAGGCATCAGCGGCATTTACGCTTGCTGTTACAGATAAGTTTTGAGCAACGGTGGCTAATTCAGAAGCGGCGCCTAAATCAACATTTGACTGAGCAAGTTTGATAACTGCTCTTCGTGCGGCGGCACTTGTAATACCAACTTTTTCAATCTCTTCAACTATAAGAGCAAGTTGTGTGTATCCATAGCGAGTGGACTGACCAATAGCCTGTAAAGCAATATCTAACTCTTGGACTTCAGCCGCGGCTTTGAATGATTTAGTAGCAAAAACAATTAAACTTACGGATACTCCAGCGGCGACTCCACCTAACGCAACTAAACTTGAATTAAGTTTTGAAGCCGCCCCTTGAAAAGTTTCAGCACTTTTTGACGCTTCTTGTAAACCTTTTGTAAATTGAGCAGAATCAGCGGTGAGGCGAGCGCGGACTTCCATGGTTGGGGACTCAGCCATTTATCTCCTCGCCTTTGCTCTTCTCTCGGCTTTCTCGCGTTCTTTTTCTTTTACGATATAGAAAGCGTTCCACTCAGTTAATTCCATACTGCTAAGTGGGCGGTGGGATTCACTTCCGTAAAGAAGTTCTCCCACCGTCCGACCTAACTTTTCTGCTAGTTCAAAAAGAAACCGTCTTTCAGGATTCTTGAGGAAATCGTGCCTGTGATTCTTCTACCGCCTTTTCGCCAAGACCTGAACTGCCAAGAGCCTTTGTTGCCAAACGCTCAATGACTGCGCCATTCTTTGAAAGAATCGCTTCACGGTCTTGCTCGGTAAAGACTGGTAGACCCGTTTCAGGGTCAAACACAGTTGCGATAACAGTCTTTGCGTACATATTAGAAACATCTACTTTATCTGCCGAGGTTGCCCCCTCAGTAAGTGTTGCTCTTTGTCCAGCCGTCATAGAACGAATCTCTACTGAAACTCCCCATTCAGGGACTACCAATAATTCCTTCGTAATATCGTCAGCCGAAAATATCTTTCCGCGTAAATCTGCCATTTTGTTCTCCTTGGGACACTAGGTTGGTCACGATAAATTATTTAGTTTTTTTGAATCAATTCCTATTAAGCGTAGGTACCGCGAGTAATAGCACCTGTAACTTGGAACTCTGCTGAGTATGACACTACATCTCCGATAGCACCACTCTTCTCGTAAGAAGTCATTAGTGCCTCTCCTGTGTACTTGACAAACCCTGCTGTTGAACCTTCAGGACCGTACTCGAATGAAACTGACGCTGACTGACCAAGAATTCCAGCCAAGTGAGCATCAACTGTTGCATCAAAGTTTCCTGAAACGCTTAGTGTTGAATCTGTTAGACCGACTACATAAGACTTTGCAGATGACCCGAATGTACTGGTCTCGGCTGTGTCTACTGATTGTGGGAACCCAACATCTGTTAGTGTGTTTGAAATATCGGTAAGTGAGCCAGCCGCATTGTCTACCTTGAATACGGTGGATTTACCATGACGAAATGTAGGCATTTTTTTTACCTCCTAGTAAAAGCCACCACAGGGGTAGCCGAGCCTGTCGAACCTGCAACCGTGTAGTTCACGCGTAGGTATCTGTTTACTGTTGTGCCACTTGCGACCTCAACTCTTTGTGAGGTTTTTTGAGTGCTTGTAACGGTTGTGAAAGTAACAAGGTCAGCAAAAGTTGAGTTATCTGCTGAGTGTTGAATCTTTACAGCGATTGTTCCGTTACGGGTATTAACTGGAACTGACAAGAATCCCGCTCCGCCATTTAAGGAAGAAGTGGTGTTATCTACGCCTGTTCCATTTCCAGTCGCAGTTACAGTCGAACCTGAAGAAAGAATCTTCCCGTGTTCAACGGCATCTGTTGATTGGAATTCTGCGCTTGCTTGGACAATATCCGCGATGGCACTTGAGACCTCGTAGGATGTATCGTCTGCTTGTAGCAAGATTGCTCCAGCGCCATTTGAATGACCTTCAGGAGCAACGATTACTTTAATTTTTGTGGCTGAGCCAAGGGCGTTTGCGAAGTATTGGTCAGTACCAACTGATTCTGTTGCTTCGAACATACCTGATAGCGAGACTGTTCCATCTCGATGACCTACAACATAGGACTTTGCGGATGTACCGAAGGCACTTGTCTCGGCGGTATCAATACTTGTTGAAGCGCTGACGCTATTAAAATAGGTTGAAAAGTCATACTCATCTAAAAAGACATTGACATTTTTACCGTGGCGGAATGTAGGCATTATTTCTCCTCAACTGGGCGTTGATGTGGGGTGCCGTCTTGAACAAAACCATCGCCATCGCCATCTTCGGCATCGGCATCAAAACCTTCTTCAACAGCAGGTTCTACTACAACCTCTGCAACGGGTTCAACTTTAGGTTCTTCAACAACAGACTTTTCGATTTTCTTTGCTGGCTTATCTGTATCTTCAATGATTTCTGAATCTAAAAGCCACTTGACTGATTGTGCTGGAATATCCTCAACAATATCGCCAACCTCAGCGCGTTTGTTGGGTGGGTAATCAATACCCTGTAAGACTCTATAACGAGCCATTCAAACCTCCTCCGATACGGCACATGGGTAACCCAAGTAACCGTCAGGTCACTCGGACACGGAAGAGACGAAAAACTCGGGCGACTAGCGCACAGTAGGTTTAGTGTATCAGGTGAGTTTTTTTGGGAATCTAAACTTTCTTAATGGTTTTTGTGATACTTGCAATTCCATTTTTTGCCTTGCTCGGGAAGTTGCTCTTCAATCTGAGCAAAGATTTTGTGCGCCGCTTTGTGGGCGTAGGCATCTATGTCCTCGGCGCTGTCTTGATATTCAAGGCTGTGAAATTCTGCCCTGTAAATTGCCTCACCTCTTAAAAGCAAAGCCTCTTTTTCTGAAAGTTCGAGTTGAATCGAGAATCCAATCTTTCCACTTTTCTTTCGTGGAGCCTTCTCAATTTTCTCGATGAGGCTAATGAACTCAGGTTCCTCGACACCATTGACGGCACCTTGATAAAGGTCCTCTGATGCAGGTGACCAGTCCTCGATAAATTTACCGCTGACTTTGACGGAGACGATTTTTCCCATTTCTCCCCCCTCTCTATGTACAGTATATCATACGGGGGTTAGGTATGTCTAACTCTCTCTTCTGAGGCGCTCTTCTTGAATCATTCCTAGGGTCAGGAAGTAGCCAATCCCATCGACCACCGTGTCGGGCTTGGTTTGATTGATTTCACGGGCAATCTTCATGCCCACCATGCAGAGGCTTACTTGCTCCGCAGAAACCTCACAGCCGAGGATTACAGACCATATCTTTGATGCCCTAGTAAAGTTATCAAGGGGATGTCCGTAGGCGTCCTGACGCTCTCCTGAGACCAACTCAGCGGCATATAAAGCGATGTCCCTTGGGTCGTTCATAATACTTGGATGTCCGAGACTCCCTCGCTGGTCACTAGGAATGTCAGCACTCCCACAGCCGCAACTTCCCCCTTGGACTGTCTCCACCAAACGCTTCCCCCGTCGAGGGCTGGTGCTTGTAGCCATTTGACTCCTCCCCAATCTGCTAGACGAAACGAATGATAATGACCCGAGACCAAAATGTCACAATCGCCTATCGACTGGCGCCCGAGAGTTTGGTCAGCAATCCATCTGCGAAGTTTCGCTTCAGGGCTTCCCGCGCTACGGGCAAGGTGTCCGTGAGTAATCCCGATAATCTTTCCATTGACTTCAACTGTAAGACTCAACTCATCTGTTGGAATCGCAAAACGAATATGACCGTAGGCTTCAGGGTTGGCTTGAAAGATTTCTGCTACTGATTCAACTAGGGCTACATCGTCATTGTCATTGAGAGTTGTAAAGGCTTTTCCGTTCTTACGGTTCTCGCCATGGTTTCCACCAATCGCCGCAACGGTGATATTAGGGACAACCTTTGACCAGCGGATAAGAGCATCTCTGAGGAGACGACGAGCAATCTTTACTTGGTCTCTTCTATCGACCTCAACTGTAAAGGTCTGAATGTCGTAGTGACCATCGCATCCTTCAACTAAATCACCTAGGCATAAAACGGTAATTGAATCAATCGGGCGACCTATCTTTTTTAATTCTTTAATTCTAAACTCAACATCATCAACTGCTTGAAGCCATCTACCAACTAAACCTTTTAGACCGTCGCCATCTCTTTTACCTGTCTGCCAGTCTGCGGCGCATACGACAAGGCTTGCTCCACCTGTAATTGGTTTGCGCTCGCGGGGTTTGTGTTTCTTTATTTCTTCAATTAAGGCTTCAATGTCGGCAACTTCTTGCTTGCCTTTTCGAACTACTTTGCCCTTCCATTGGCGATTAAGAACTCCTAGAGTATCGCCCCACACATTGAAAAGAACTGGTTCTACTACTTGAAAATGTTCGGGGTCTAATCCCCACATTCGAAGAACTCCTGACCAATCGGGCGCGGTGTCGCCCTCCATCGGTTGAGTAGTAACCATTCCTTCTTCGCCTTGCCAAGTAACCCCAGGCATC